TTTTTTGCACAGAAAATGCACTTGCATTTTCTGGCAACAGGAAAGAACGGGGGTCTTTAAACGCGACCCCCATACGTTCTGTGTTTTTAAAGTCAAGGAGAGATTAAGAATTAATCTCTGGGAGAACCCAATGGGCACTCTTACCCTTAGCTACTATGTAGCCGCCTCTTTTCTTTTGAAGCCACCTCGGATCTGCTTCCTCATAGACTGGTGATTTAAGCCAGCGTGAGTAGTGTAGAAATGCATCCCGATCCTCGTTGTTCCTGTATTTGAAGGAACAATAAAGAAAGGTGTACAAACCGTGGTGATCCTTTGTTATCCTTGAAAGTTTACAAGGGTAACATAAGATAAATCTCTCGATGTCGTAAGACAGCTTGAGACCAGCATCATCGGGAAAGTAGGAAGGGACCAGCTTTAAGGCTAAGTCGTACTTCCTGAACAAGCCCACTAACGTATGGAACAGTGACCTATCGTACAACCAGTTCCTAGACCCAAAGCACGAAATGTACTTCGGGATGTAGGAGTTCAGTTGCACATAGAGCCACGGCTCCAATGCGGATAGTGAATTTGAAGCGGGGGCCTTGATAAAACAAGGCCGCACATCATATCCGTGGAGGTAATCTCCTCCACATGACTCTCTGAACCCTTTATCGTCATAGAAAGATTTCTCTTCATTGATAATAAAGCCGACACTTGTCATAGTTTTGATAAAACATGACGCTATGTCAGACGGCACGATGCAATCATCGCCGAAGACCGAGCAAGCTAACAGATCTTCCCATTCTGGGAATACTGAGAGAGTGCCTGATCTAAGGAGACGTATGCTTTGTGCAATCGTCCAGAAGACGAGAGTCTCTAGCGGAAATGTACCCGCGTTACCCATTGTCGAGAACATATTAAGCTTCACAGGAACATCCTGAACTAGGATGTGTGTGGAGCGAACCATGTCCAGACAACTAAACCACAAAGGAGGTAGTAACCACCTAAGTAGACCAGTTGATACACAATCAGAAGCACTAGACCAGTCTATCGTAGCCTCGTTAGAGGTGATAGACGCAATCTTGGCTCTGTACTTATGTATCCCAGGTAAGACCTCGACGTCGAGTTGAACTTTCTTCATCCTTGCGTATGCTAAGCTCATTAAACCTTGCTGGAGAAACATATTTCCAGTAGGCTCAACAGCTATCATCCTCCGGATGGAGTCATTCTTCTCGACAGTAGTAGCCCGTGAACCCTCTACAATCGTATACTTATCCCCAATTGGGGTACCCTGGTTAAAACTTTCCAGGGCTTCATTTGACATACTGTCAAACTCTAAGTAGCGATCAAAGAGAGGAACCACACGCTCCGTCATAGTAATAGGAAAGATTGATTTGGCCTCAAGCGAGGTGTCGCTAAAACTGACACCAATGCTTGTGCCGGTCCCGTGTTTACAGGACTCGAACCAATCAGATTCCAAGAAGGGCGTCAGAACAGAGTGCATTAAGCAACGCGCACCTAAGAGGATGTTATCTCTTTCGGTATAGCGTGTTTGGGGCCTCATAGGTGAAGAATCGAGTGGGAAATCAATCCCCTCGGTGAACTTCTCCATATGTAAATTGACTTCCAAGAATTTCTGGAACGTCAACGACTCCAACTCGTCCTGACAAGAGGCTGTTGAGTATTTTTTCAAACAGTCTCGCTTCATATTACTAGACAGGAGTGATAAGTGGGGTGATCCAGCATGATACTCTTGTGTTAAGCTGGATACATCACGACTTACGGCCCGGCTAATGGCTGTTGCCATTTCGTCGGGGGCGAAACAACGTTTCGTCCTGCGAACTTTACTTTTCTTCATGCGGAAACTCCGTACTGTTGAAAAGGGATCTAAACGATCCTAATGATAAGCCAATCCACAATCAAGGAGAAAGCTGTAAAACTTCCTCCTATGGTCTTTTCGGATTCGTAAAAATAACAAATTGGCATTTTACAATTGCCTCAGAGTTATATCTTTCGTCCATGACACAAGATAGTTTTTGTGGCGGGACTAAGAAATCACTTATCCAATCTGACGACTGATCGTTATCTACATACATCCACGTATTAATACACGTGAATATGAAGTAGACGATAATCAGCCAGCGTGGTAAAAAATCTCTTGAAACCGGTGAAATAATACTCACTCAGTAGAGAGATCTTTGAACAGTGCCAGGAAATCGGCGTCGTTCAACATTTGGCTCCCCAACACAAGCAACTCGTCTTTCTCAGCGTCAGTAGTTTCGACGTCAAAAGAGACTTGTATAGTCACTGTGTTGACCGTGATTGCACCATTGTCCAAAAGTAATGGACTTTTTAATTGTGCAGAAGCACGGGCTTGGGTATAACCATTAGGTGCTGAAGTAGAGACCTTAGGATCTTTCGTTGTGCAGGCAATTTCTCGACGCAGCCGCAGATCAGTATCTGCAGGTACGTAAAGATTGACCTTGTTCAACTCAGAACCTTTGGCTCCAAAAGTCAGCGTAGATCCGCCCGTAGGCGCCATTGTAGCACCACTCAAAAGAGTGGCATCTCGTAGGGACATATTATGTCTCCATGGTTTGTATGATTTGGGGCTATCTCACAGGTGTGAGAGCAGCCACGCTAAGCGCGACCAAATCAGTTATATTGGTAACACTATCCCATAGTCCGTCCCAATTTACCGGGGGGACTACATCGGATAGACCTGGTTGGTAGGGGATACGATCATAGACAAAGTTCTCGTGAGAGACTGTGTCGCCGGTTATATCCACTTCCACGTTGGCAACAACTTGATCCATCAGCTGATACGAAAAGTTATTCGTATAGCGTAGGGTTGTAGAAGCTGCTAACATTGATACATTTGGATCGGCTAGATTTGTTAATCCACGAATAGCATCCGTGATATTAACAAGTCGGTCAACCATGAAGCTATATGGCACAACTTGCCAAAGCCCAGTGGGTATGTCCTTTAGCCGAAGCCCGAGGTTGAACTTCCAGTCCTTTAGAGGGTTTGACACCTCATATAGGATGGTTGCATGCACGTCCGCTTTCAACTCTGCTTTAATGTCAAAAATAAAGACATTATTATACAGGGGATCGAGCGGATATGCCTCCGTAGTATCTAGGTCATCTTCATAGAGGACCCAGGCTCTTGCACTCCGACGTACTTCACGCCGGACTCCTTCTTTGGCATTATATGCCTCTGCAGCGGTCATTGCTGACCGTAACAGTGGAGATGCAGCAAAACGGTACTGATTCCACAGTTGAGCGAACGATTTAATCGTTCGATCGCTTATGGGCAGACCGTCGAACTCTCTCCGAAAGGCTTGCAAGATATCACGAAGCGCAGCTAGAGGATTCCGTATAAACCGTAAGGTTTCACGGACCTCCAGAAGATCTTCCAAGAACTCGTACGGTGAATCATCGACGTTCGCAAGACATTTTGTCTTAGCTTGGTCACGGAGATGTGTAAAGACCGGAGGGTCAAGCGGTGGCGTCCTCAGTGGGACAGGAAAGGCAATGAAATTCTGCCAGATCTGTCTCTGAGTCAGCGACCCCGTACCCTTATTGGTCCACACAAAACCGTACCCAGTAGCATAATAGCTACCGGGACCATCTGAATTGATGGTTGATTTACTATACGTGCAAGGATTGTTTATGATTTCCCCATTCCTTATTCTCTCATGATAACTCGGCGTCACATAATCTGTGATCGACTCGTTATGACGGGATAGCAAGGTCGAAAAAGGCGCGCCGTCGACCCCATCGGTCTGATGATAATAATCTTCATTCAGATCCGGTTGGTTTCTATTTCGCCTCCTTAATTCGGTTGGTGGGTAG